GTTGGACCAGTCGTTGGAATACTACCAAAAAGCGCAAAGCATTTTTCACACATTTATAATCGTCAAATCAAAATGTACATTAAATAAAAAACAAAATGTACATAAATATATTATTTTTGTTAAACTTAAAAAACGTTTAAAACATGAAACAAACACTACTTCTACTATCAATGTTCTTCCTGATTGCTTCTTGCAATAACAATGAAGAGCAGCATGAAATTTTCCGACTTGATCCCGATGCAAAGGTTTATGTTAAACCCGATCTAAACGCAGCTAGGACTATTGGCGCTAAGAATGTTGGTGAGCATTTAACCCCTCTTGAGGTGGTTAAGCAGGCAACATTTTTAAATGGCTATAATTACGATATCTCAAGTACTCCTATAATTTGGACATGGGTTGGAAAAGATACCATTTCAGAAACACCGGCGCTGTTAAGATGGGGAACAGATATAATTTACGACACTGACGGTTACGGACATTACGGTTTACAAACAGAGTTTATTAATTCGGTCGACTTAGTTATCTGTAAGGGAGAGTTTAGGCTTTACGATACAATTGCATATATTTCAAACAATAATATTTTAACTGCAAAAGCGGCAATACTTGAGGCGTTGGCTGAAAAGGACACGGTTGCCGTTTACGACATATTTAAGAACGCTTTTAAGTTTATCCCGATAACAGGCGCAGAGTGGAAAGCGTTAAAAGCACAAGGATTAAACTAAGCAATATAAGTACAAATGAAAAGCCCCAATGAAGGGGCTTTTTTTATTAGTTGTTACCTATAATGCAGTAATCAAATGCTGCGTCTGTGGCCGTGCCGCTCATATTAGTCATTTTTATTGTAACGCTTGTTGTGTTTTTTGCATATACATATCCAACCCTTGACGCTGTTTGTGGAGTAATTAAAACCATATAGTTTGTATGACCAACAGTGTGATTTATGGTATATGTTCCTGTTGAAGGTTTTGATGAATTACTTGCTTTTGCGCCCCATGATATAACTGTTCCCCCAACGCTAGAAATACTCCCACTTGCCAAAACCCCCGGCTTATCGTATACACCCCCACTCGTCACCTTCTCAACTGATTTGTAAACGCCTCCATCCAAACCCATCCATGAGTAATTATTTGAGTTGCCAATAATTCCAATACCATTTTTGCCAATCTCGAGTCGCTGCTTAGCGCCGTTGAACACTACAGTTGTTGTTGAAGCTGAAATGCTTGAGTTAAAGATGCAGTTTGAATAGTTATCGTGAGAATAAATAATTTTAAGTTTATAAGTACCAGCAGGCATAGCCACTGCTACACCTACATTCAATGAATCTGAAGCAGAATAAGCATCAGCAGCTACTACGTGAAGTTTTGCTATGTAGACATTATTGCCTGTTGTTGTGTTGTATAGGTAAATGCTTACATCAGCAATTCCATTACACATCATAAGTTTATCATCACGAATTATATTCGAACTTATAACGCACGAAACTGTAACTGTTGAGTTGTTATTGTTCACAACAATGCTATTTGCAAGCAAAACGGTTGTTGTTCCCTCTATAATATTATCATTTGTTGCATTATTAATTGTGCTATTTTGTGTAGATCCGGCAATTGCAGCCAGTGTGGTAATATCATTTTTAGTAAGTAAAACTTTTAGAACCCCGTTTGTGTCTTTTATTGCAATAGAACCCGCAGCATCAATCCATAGATCACCAAACTTCGCGTCTCCGTTGAACCATTCAACAATATTAGCTATCTTGTCTATGGCTTCCTGATAGGTACCACCTGCCCAACGGCTTGGTAGCGGATTATTATTTGTATCCACAGGAATGCCAGACATCCCGGATATACCTCCATTTCCCAGCATGATTAGCTCGCTTTCCACCACCCCTCCTTCTATCACCGTTCTTCCTGCTGTTTTTGCGTTCAACACAACAAGCTGCGCGTCTATTTCCTCGGGTGCAGGCGACCAGTCGGTGCACCGGTTACCATTTTCAAACTTTATGCGCCATATTGCCGCATCAACATTCTGGCCAGTTGTGGGCGCTCTGAGCTGTATTTGCAGGTTGCTTACCCCGTTACCCACCAAGCCCTCCCACTTAACCCTCAACGCCACCCCTGCGCCAACTGTTGTTGTCTTCTGTATGTTGGAGAACAGCACCAGGTCGGCTGTACCGAGATTTTTTACGTAGAACGACAGCGACACCACCCTCCCATTCTCCATTGCGTTTACTATGTACCTGTATGTTTTCAAAACATGAGTTCCCCCGCTTGTTTGAAGGCGCACGGCGTTGGTGGTGCCGAACTCCGGAATGCTGTAGTTGTTCGTTACCGTTAGCGATGAGCCTTGGTAAGCTATAAAACCGGTGGGCGATTCGGAGTTAGGCAGCAGGTTGCTTCCGCCAATTGCTATGCTATCAGCCGTTTGCTGCGCCAGGTCGGCAAGCTCCTTCGCCCTGATAGAAATTGCGCTAAGCACGCTATTTTTCTGATCGTAGTAGTTCTTAAATTTTTGCCTGAAGGTAGCGCCATCTATATCTGACGTTACGGTCAAGTTAGCCAGGAGCGGATTTATGTAATCTGCAAGTTCATAAAATCTATCCTCTAAGTCGTAATAGGTAATGCCATAATTATCCGCTTGGTTCATGATTGTCCCCATCTCTGTAGGAATAACGTCCCATTCCTTTTTAACCGCCTGCTTCTCCGATGGCGTCAGCTTGCCATCGGAGGCAATGTCGGCTAGAAGGGAGTTAGCCGTGTTGGCAGCGGTTTGGGCGTTTGCAGCAGCAGCAGCAGCGGCATTTGCAGCAGCATCGTCAGTGTATTTACTCGCCTTTTCCCAGTGCGCGATGTTGAAGGCAACCCCGGAGGCCTTAGCCGTTTTGCATTTCAACAGGTCATTTGAGTAGGTTGGGCTGTACGTGGCGTTAGCCCAGAGGTCGCCAACATCGTAAGCATCAGCCGTGGTGGGCTGCGCTACGAATACCCGTCGTTTACCGTCGGCAGTGTCCTGTGCCGCTGCCGCATTGGCAAGGGCAACAGCCACATCCGTGTCTTTTAAAAGCTCCCAGGAGTAAACCGTACCAGTTTTGCTGAACCGGTATCCCAGCCCTGTAGTTTTGTTATAGAATAGGTCGCCCAAGTGTTTATCCTTATCGGTGTCAGTCGTCCAACTTGTGGCCGGCGCGTTGCTTAATGCCGGCACATAGGTATCGAACCACGTCATTATCTGTCCGTCAATCTGCGCCTGCAAGTTGCTCACCAATGCGTTAACATCAGCCTGTAATGAGTAAACCGAAAGGTCCGGAGCATCGGCTAGGTTATTGTAGCCCTGCGAGCCAGATTGAAAGGTTATTTTACCGCTAATAACCCCGGCATCGAGGTCAAAAAAAGTGCTGCCGTCTGCACTTATAATCTTTTGTGCTGTTATACGTCCAGGCAGCACTTCAGAAAATCCGTATAATAATGCAAGTGAGCGGTCTCCATCCTTTTCGCAGTTTAATATTCCAAGTAGAAAATGGTAGTAATCTGAATTTTCTTCAATTCCTATAGGTACTTCGCTTAGTAGAAAGATGCCATTCTGGTCATTCTTACTACATCTTGCATACAAGTAGTAACTTTTCTGCGTATCAGTTAATGCTGGTGATGTATAAAGTTCTACATCCCAAAATAAATAATCGCTAGCCGGATGTGAATTTGTAATTGTATCTACTCCAAGCGTCATGTGCTGTATGATGCCAGCCTCTGAGGTTAGTGTTTTATTAGATGTGTTAAAATTTACTACGTGATTAACGCTAGTTGGATTTGTTTTGCTGTTTACAAACCTGAATTGCAGGCTCTCGTCGCCGACGAGCAGCTGCATCGTCTGTACCGTTATGGGATTGATCGATCCAGAAAAATTAAGGAGCAATTGTTCGAGCATCTGCATCGTTTCCCGAGCGTCGCGCCACTGGCGCTTTGAATACCGGATTGCTTCTTTTTTGCTCTCTTCTATCACTACCTCGTCGGCATTGAGATTTCCGAGCTCTGCAGAAAAACTTCCGGATGGAGAGGCATTGCTCAATGTAATTTCCGGCTTGTGCGGTTTGTTGACGTAATCTTTTATCGCCGTTATGCGTATCAACACACCCTGCGGCTGAAATTGTGTATCCGAAAAAAGCACATACCCACCCGGTACGATCTTACCGCCTATTTCGAGCCAGCGACTTTTACTCCAGATTCCATCCAACTCTCCCGTGAATCGAAACTTCTCCTCCTCGTTTTCGGCGAAATATTTCACAGCCTCACGCATCATATCCCAGCTCGCGCCCGATTTATCAGAATTATTCTGAATATACGCCTGCGGCAATGAGATATTGAATATCGCGTATTTGTCGCCCACTGCCGGAACAAAAACCCCTCCCGGCATCGCGATGCCGTCCAGCTCCGCGGGAACTATTTTAAAGCGGCGCTCTGCGTGTATGTAACCCGTAAGTGCGTTATCTGTCTGTTCGATGTCGAATTCCCTTCCCGCCAGCGCACCTGTTTGAAAGACGATGGTCGCCTTTTCGCCCGCTATGCGGAAATTTCCGTAATCCAGCGTCTCCGGTATGGTCGTGTCTATAATGTCATAGAAGTTCTTTTCGGCGTCGATCACTTCCACCGCCGTAACCGTCCCGACGCGCGATGGATAGATTTCGCTTGCGTCATAGCTGTCTTCCGCCGCGTTGTTGTTCCCGTCTCGCGTAATATACATGCCGTCCGCATCGGTTCGGTAAGTTTTTCCGCCGTATTCGAGCATTGCCGATTTTGGCAGCAATAGCGTCTTACTTCCGTAGCTCGAGAAATCTATATTTCGCTCGCCTCCCTGCACGTACAATCGCCCTATGGGCTGTTTGTCGCCGTCGTTGTAGCGCCCTACTCCTGGAAGAAATCCGTTTCCTTTTCCGTAGCTGAGCGGCAGCGGATCATCTTTGAATTTCTCCACCTTCCGCAGGTGTATTTTTTTTCCTTCAAATTCGTATTCGGTATTGAATTCAAGCGCGATACGCGCCAGCACGTCGAGACAATACTCATGATTGAATGAAAGCGTTTTTTCCGCAGCGTCGATGCAATCGCCTACCGACCACCCTGCATCCTTGTCATTTAGCGAATCGACCAGCATGTTCATGAAATCAACAGGTTTTCCTGTGAGGAAAAATTTCAACCGATATGGCTTTGCTGACGTATCTTTAAATTTCACGAATTTCAGGAACTCGCGATAACCGTGAAGGGTGAGCGTGTACTCGTTATTTCGTGTGCCGTTCTTTTTGAATTCTTCCGGTCGCCATAACGTATATCGCGAACCTTCAAAATCAACATAAGCATATCGCGGAATTTCAACGCTCTCGGTGAGAGAGAAATTCAGTGTCAGGCTATCATCGCTCATAATCGAACGATAGCGCACCGAGCTGTCGTCAACCGCTATGTCATATATCTCTTGTCCCTGCTGGTTGTATATTTTCATATTTCTTTGAGTGTCAGTGTAAACGAAACTTTAATTTTTCGAGAAAAAGGCGTTTCCTTTTTGAAATTCGTCATTTTCGAATAGTAGCAATTTATGATGTTGCCTGTTCTGGTTATTCCTATCTCCACCGCTGTTGCAATTCTTAAATTATTAAACAGCGCCGTGTAATTCGTCAGAAATTCCGAATAACTATCCGCCAGCATCGTGCATTGTATCTCGATTTCACGCGGCCGCTTTTTCGGCATAACCCCCACGTCCGCTATTACTCCGTTCAAATTACTTGTTTTTCGCTCCATTACGCTTTTCGCAGAATGAGGCCGCAAAGCAGTTGAATAGATATCTTGTACCACAATACCAAATTTCGACAAGTCGTAACCGTTCAATGTTACCTGCGCCAAATTTCCCCTTGTTGAAATCGGCACATTGATCGCATCCGTGAAAATTTGCAACGGATCATCCATGCTGTATTCTGCTGTAATCCTGCCTATTTTTTTCGCCTGCTTATATAAGCCTCCACTGTGCTTATAATCCGAAAAACCGACAAACCTGAGCGAAAACGTTTTTTTAAATTCCTTCACATAAATTTGTCGATAACCCGGTGCAAAATGCAGCGTTTCAAAGCTGTTTAAGTTGTTTTTAAATGTTGTTTCATTGTCGGCTACAATTGCGTAATTTACCTTCACCTGTTTTGCCTCAAAATAGCAGTCCGTCAAGTCAACATCGAGCCCGTCCTCGTCCGGCCAGTCCACCTGATCCGGCTCGCGCCGGTTTGGGAACGAAAGGAAATCGTCCGATCCGCCACGCTCGATGAATATTCCGAGCGTAGAAACGTCTATTTCGTCTATGATACAACTTCCTGTCATCTTTTTATCATTATCCCATCCCGTTGCATTTTTGCAATGTCTTCGCTGATCAAATCCAGTTTTTTAAGAAACTCGCTATTTTCCGTCATAATATCAATTTGCGATAACATCGTTTTCATCACGAGCAGTTGCTCGTTGCCCATGTCCAACTGCTTTGTCGAAATTGTCCCTATGTCGCTTACTTTCATGGTTATGAACGTTATTCGCCCGTTGAGCTCATCAATGCTGTCCTGGCTTGCTTGGGCAATACCCTTATTAACTGCTTCGCGTTCAGCTAAATTGTTAAATGCATCGAGACCATACTGTAGCTGAATAGAATTCTGCATTGCCGCCAATCCCTGGTTATATGCGTCAACCAAACTTGGATAGTTTTCCATAAACCATTCAATGTCGTCAACCATGTCCTGATCTCCTGCGGAGCCATAGCTCTCTTTGAGACGTTCTTCAAGCTGTGAAAATAGATTACCGAATGTGGCGTTAAATAATTTTTGTGTAGCTATATTCCTTATCATTTCTACTACATTGTCCGTCATCTCCTTAGCCGAATCTGTTCCAGAAGCAAAAGCGCTATCAAGCGCCTCCTTCAGCTCATCGCCAAGCGCGCCAACAAGGTTTTGTAGCTGATCCTCTACAGCCCGCATAGCTTCACTCGAAGCTTCCTCTGCTTCAAGAATGCCATCTATTAAATTTGTTGCTTCCTTTGATAACCTCCCCGAATTTTTTAACGTCTCCGCGAGTTCCCGGTTAAGCTCGCCATCTTTATTTATTAAATCGGGGTATTCTTTAAGTAGGTTCTCATAGATATTCTTCGTGCCAACTGTTACTCCTAAAATTTTTTGTTTTTTAACACCGGTCTTTATGCTAACATCGCCCAGCTGTTCAATTAGCTCTTTCTGTTTTTTAACCGCAGCGTTATAGCTGTTCATGCCCTGTGTTAGCGTGTTGGTGTAGTTATCTGTAAAGATGTTGTCCGTTGCGCTTTTTATATCTTTAATCGATTTTATTACTGCAATGCTGTAGTCTATTGCCTCCTTTGCAAGGTTTTGATTAAACTCTTTTATCTCCTTGCTGGCATTGCGGTTTAGAGAAATTATCTTTCCTACTACATCTAGCAGTTGCTGGGCGCCCTGAATTATGCCCTGGGGGGTTAAGCTTGCAATACTCGCAAGTCCGCTTATTGTATTGGAGGCTATGTTGAATGCATTTGCTATACCCTCATCAAAAATTTCTGCAAATGAACCTATGCTGGATATAATGCTATCCATGTACGAACCTATTTCTTGCAGCTGTTTTACAGGCATTTCACTGAGCCCAGCATTTAAACCTTCAACTTCAGCATTTACAGAAGCAATTTCAGCATCAACATCACCACCATCTTTTTTAATATTTTCAAGCATTTGCAAACGCTTTTCGGCATATAACTTTTGTATTTGCAATTTTTTTTCTTCTAGCTGGCTTTGTAGCTGAACGTTGACATTCTCAATTTCTGATTTTCTTAATGCAATTTGCTCTTCGAAATCGAGTGTTTCGAGCGCAATGAAATGTTTTTCAAGTTCTATGTCTTGTTTATGTTTCAGCCCTATTTCATCAAGTTGTGCTTGTATGGCTCCGTTATTTTTAGCCTTCTTGGTCTGCTCGGCATAGAATTGGTCTATGTCGTCAAGTCGCGTTTGGCTCTGCGTTTTAAATCGGGCATTAATTTCATTCATTACCTCGGCAATAGCGTCATTAGCTCCTGTTTCAATAGCCGTTATGCCTGCCTCATAATTATCTTTCTCTTTTTCTTCAAGTTTGTTAAGTTGTTCTTTCTGCTTGCTTACGTCAACGCCTTTCTTTTCTATTTTCTCCAGCTCTTTTTCTTTTTCCTTAATAACATACATTCGTTGGTTGTAGTCATTTTCCAACTCTTTCAGCTTCTTTTCTTTCCCTTCCTGCATGGCAGCCACAATGGAAGCATCTATATTACTTTGTATATCAGCAGCTAACTTCCCTAGTTTTTCTTCCTCCTCTTTGGTATTGCTAATTTTATTTCCTACACCCGAGTCAATTTCAAATTTTTTTAAGGCTCGATCTGCTTTGCTTATTTCACCTACTACTTGTTTCCATTCGTTTGTACCTATTTGGCTATCTTTCATTGCATCAAGTTTTGCTTGTGCAGTTTTCTTTTGTGCTTCCCACCATGACTTTGTTCCCTTTTCCAGCTGCTCAGATGTGCGGATTTCGGAGTTTTTTAGTAGCTCAGCTGCATTTTTTTCATTAGTTAGGTATTGCGTTATGTAGGCTTCAGCAGCTTCCTCCAATTTTGTTGCCTCATCCCTCATCTTTTTAGCCGAGTTTGAAACTTTTTCAAAGGTTGTTTTACCCATGGGCATGAGTACCGGGGACGTCATTCTGACTTCTTTTCCTGTTAGTGCCTGTATGGTTGTTGGGGTTCTCTCTCGGTTATCGGCCTCAGCTCTTTTTTGTATAGCTAGTTTATACTTGTCCGCGGCAAGCTCCATCGAAGCTGATGCTTTGGCTCTCTCTAATAATGCATTCTTAAATGCTTCTGTGTTGTAAATAAATAAATTATCAGCTTCGTTTACGGTAGCTATTGATACTCCAAGCTGTTTGAAGGCGTCCTGATTATTTAGAATGAATTGATGTTTAGACTTCATGTCACCGGCAAGTTGAGCGTATGAGGTACGCAACTTTTCGTAGCTAGCTACCTGATCGGCTGAATTATTTGCTACAGATTCATTGAATTTGTTTGCTTCTTCTCTCGCTTCCTTGTGTCTGGAAACTAGCTTGTCGATAACGGCAATAGCTGCGCCAATGGCAACGGAAAGTCCAAGCGTGAGCGTGCCCATAAGGGCTTTGGCAGCTACGTTGGATATTCCCAAAGCTACCGTAAGCCGGTTTGTTGTAGTAGTCCACAGCTGTTTTGCACGAGTGACTGTCTGTATTCGGAATGCAGAAGTTTGATACAGGGTTTGCTGAACTTGTTGCAGCCCAATAGTGATAGCTATTAGCGACTGCATTTTGGTTTGAATTTTGTTATACGCTTCTGAGTTGGCGTTGAATAATCCCATAGCTCCCGCTCCAGCAGAAAACAAGCCTGACATGGCACTTAATCCGGAAATAATTCCCTGCAAACTGGCACCGCCTTTGGAGAGTTGAAGCTGTGTCTGATAGATTTCCCGATAAGCGGTGGCGAGCGTTCCAAGTTGCTGTTCTTTGGCACGATATTCGGCAGTGTCTTTTTTCCCGGCCATGGCCATGGCCGCCAATTCTTCCCTTACTTCCCGCATACGGGTTTCAAGGCTTTTGGCTTTTTGCGCTGCTTGGTCTGAAGCACTCATCATTTCACCCAGGGCTTTCTCTTCTCCTTTAAGTTCTTCCATGACAGCGTGAATGGCTTGCGCTTGTTTTTTGCGTTCTGCAAACAATTTTGGATCACTCGTGCCTACATTTACCTTCTTAAATTCTTTCTGTAAGCCCGCAAGTTCATTTTTCAAACGCGCAATAACTTCCTGCTGTAATTTAAATGCTTCCTGTGAGTGTTTCCACACCTCATCGCTTGTTTCAGCCATTCTATCCATGCTGCGTGAAGCCTTGTCGGCTTCCTCTTCGACATTTTGTCGTAATCGTATATCAATGCTTACCGGTTCGTCCATTACAGCTGGCTTTTTCCAAATATATTTGTCAATTCTTCAGTTGATTCTACTATCGGCGTGTGTTTTTCCCTTGTATAGCGCGGAGCATCTGCGGTTTCCAGCAGGAGGTTGATCCATGCCTCTCCCCAAAGCACCTGCTCTTGTGTATATCCTCGCTCCACCTTTATCCTTCCAATAGTACCCCACGGGCTATGAAGGCCGTCCATCCGTCCTTTTAACTCCCGTCTGCCTCGTGGCCCAAATTCTTCGGATTCATCATCGTCGCCATCTGCGTCCAAAAAAATTTGGTAATATTCATAAAATCATAGACCCTGTTCATCAACAACACCTTCATAAAGAGGTCAATAAGAGAAACTGTTGACACCTTATTCAAAAGTATTCTTTTTAACCTTCCTGTTCTCTCCTCTCTGGCTATCTTCTTTCTATCGTTTAGTGTAGCAACGGCAATGCACTCTACACATGGCTCAATAGATTTCTTTAAAAATTGATAGTCCCCAAGCGCTATAGCCTGTTCCAGGTTATTTTCAAGTACAATTCTTGATATTTCAAGTATAGTGCCTGCTTTTAATGGCCGAATTATGCAGACATCCATTTTTAACCACTTTTTGTAGAAAGGGGCGGGCAGCTTAAACTGCACGCCCCTTTCGAGTATAGCGCTAACAGCGTTCAATCTCTGATCCATTTCACCACTGTATTACACAATCCCAGGTTGCCGATGCCTGCAAAAGCTTAAAGGTGAACGGAAATTTCGATACGCCTCCGTAGCCCACGTTTAGCTCGGCACGAACCGAACCCTTGGCGTTAGGAATAACAATTGTCCCTCCACCTCTGAGCGTCAGACGGAAGGACTTATTCAGCAGAAGGGTTTTGCTCGTTTTTGCGAATTTTTCACTACCAACTTCTCCTTCCTTCAATCCGCCCATCAGCGTTACGAGCTGATCGTACGTAGCTTTTATGAAGCTGCCTGTCATTTTCATTCCCGTACCGGCAACGTCGTAGTCTTCTGCCGCGTCATTTTCGTGAGAAAAAACTTCGCTCTCTTCAGGTTCGTTTTCGATTATGCTTACCATATCATCTCTGAGTGTGAGAGGAAGTTCTTCCCATGTTGCCGTTGCAACACCTGCACTTGTTGTGATGGGATTAGCCATTTCCATCTTTTCAACGCGCGCTTTCAAGATAATGTTTTCTGCCATATTATTTAAGTTTTAAAAAGTTTCTAACCTTCAAGAATAACAATATAACCACAATACAGCTGGATATTATGCCGATAGAGTAAAACAAAGTTTGGATTCTTGTCATTTTATACTGTATCTCCAAAGCCTTACTCTCAACAAACGCCTCCTTTCTGTTGGTAAAAATGGTATCAATTCTACTTGTAATTGTATCACTCATACGCTTTAGCTTATAGCTGATTCTACCCGAATCAAATTCTACACTCGTTAAAGCATTACTGCTTTTCTGCTCTGAAATGCTTCGCATCAGCACTTTATTTGTGCTATCGCACTCGAAGTAGGCAAGCAGTATAGAGCTATCGCCAGGCACTACAACCTGCTCACTACTAACAATCAGTTGCTCTGTTGTTTCTACTGCTAGTTCTCTAGGCTCTATTGCCATATCTTTAGCCGCCCTACACGATAGTAATAGAATCAGCATTATTGCTGACAAAAGCATGATTAATTTCCTCACCATTACTTATTTCCTCTTTTATTTTTTCTGTAATTTCCAGCATGTTCTCAGGGGTGATCCTATCGAGGAGCTTCACAATCTTGCTATTTATTAAACGTAGCTTGTTCACCTCCTTTGTAAGTATTTTAACCTGTAATGACACTTCGTCGTACTGTTTGCTCATTTCCTCCGCTAGTTCTCTCCACATTTTTGCTACAGAATCCACATTGTTTATTTCTGTGCTTTTTGCCTCCGCAGCAGCTTTTCTACGTGCAGACTTTAACGTTACAAGCGTTACTATCATCCCGCTACCGAGCAGCAGGTTCAGAATAAGCGAGACAACTTCAAAAATTCCCATACTTTTTTTTACCTAGTAAAGTAAAGATCAGCCTCTGCAACTCTGCGTCTAGTCAAACCCGCAAGTGGTAACAATACACCATTAATTCCCGCCTTATTCCACTTTACAAACTCGTCCCGAATTGTCGGATCAACAGTATTTACAGTCATTTTTTTCAGCAGCGTGCTGCTTCTGAAATTTCCGGCTCCTACGTTGTAAACAAAGCTTACAAGGGCATCAAACTGATTTTGTGTCAGGGAAAGGTTTTGTTCGTTCACGACGTCCTCTGCCGTTTTCAGGTCGTGCGCAAGAAGTTCGCTCGCTTCCTGTTCGGTTACGACATCACCGCTTTTCACGCCGCCCGTGTGCCCGTAACCGATTGTCCATGTACCTGCTGCGTCCTTATAGGCTTTTAACCGTAACCCTTCAAATCGCTTAATTAGCTCGATGCCCTTGTTGCTCGTCTTCATATTTATTCAATGTTAGCCTAAGCGGCTGTGTCTTGAATAATTGCGAGCAGTCCGGCAACATCGTTGCGCATCGAACGCCCACCTGCACGCACTTCGAACGAATAGATGTCACCGTAATAGGTTGGGCTGTTGGGCTCTTCGTAAGCGACAACTTCACCGAGCGCACGGCAAATCGAATTGGTGTGCCATGCCAGGGCGGCAGCATTATCGGTAGCTGCACCGGCTGCGCTCCATTCCTTTGGAGTCCCTGCAGTGGCATACACCCCAACTCGCGAGCGCATCATGACGTTGAAGCCTAACAGTTTTCCAACAATGCCGTTCGCAATGTCAACTCCGGCATGAAATGCCATTGCTTCTTGCGCGGTTAGACTTTCAAGCAGTTGGTCGTACATGTCGGCATCGATCAACAGGTAACGATCCTCTTGCGGAACGTTTTGTTTGTTGAATGCTTTCATGGCAGCACGAACGTCGTTTTTCGTGAACGCTTTGCGGTTTCCGGTAGCGGCGGGCGTATGTGCTAACACGGCAGCTCCGGTTGTTTTAATCGAATTGGCTGCTGCTGGAAGCCATTTAAACAAAATCCCTTCCGAAATTGCTTCGTTGAGTTTTGCTCTGTCCTGGCGGATTACGCTTTCGCGCTTCGGATAAGATAATTCAACAGTTTCAGCCAAGCTGATCTTGATAGGATCAGTCGTATAGCTGTCGAGGTCAAAGATCAAATCGATGTCGTTTCTCGAGTTGACAGTTGCAGGAAACGAGTTCCTGTTTTTCACCACATTCGAAGGAGCACCTGCATTCGGGATGTGGACGGTTCGCCCCTGATTTACGAATTCATCGGCGTTGAACGCTTTCGACAGAAAACTATTGTCCGAAAAAAGTCCTTCGACAATAGCCTGCATCCAAATTTCTTTTGTTATAGCCATTTTTTCCTAATTTAATGTGTTATTTTTTCACCGGCTTTCTGCCGAATTTTTTTTCAAATTTCTCTTCGTACAAATCGCTGTACTTTTCTTTTAGCACAACGAGTTTCCCCTCTTTGTCGAGTTCGTCCCATGTCTTCCCCAAAATGTCGGCAAGTTCCTTGTTGCCTTCCTGCGCCTGTGCATCAAGCATGTCTTTCACGCTTGCTCGCTTAGGAATGTTTGATAATGCCTTTTGTGCAGAATCAAAGTCGGATGCGAAAAATTTCAAAAAGGTTTCTTTTCCTTCCGCGTTCAGACGACCATCCTTCACTGCTAAATCAACAAGCCTTATGGCTTCAATATTATGAGCTTCGGCATCGGCTCTTTCGCGTGCATCTATCTCATCTTTCAGACGCTTGTTTTCAGCCGACATTTCTTTATTTTTGCTCACGAGTGTTTTCACTGCATCGTGGAGCTGCTCGTCTGTGCTGTTTACCGGCAAGTCGAGCAAAGTAAAAATTTCATTTCTCATTTTTTTGTTTGTTTTAGAGAAAAGGCTTCCACCTGTCTCTGGATTATCGAATAATTTTAAAATCTGTTCCTCAGATAGTGGTTGATCATTCTCATCGAAGAGCCTTAAAGCATTATGATTGGCGCCAATGCTTACGATGGACGCTTCTCTTAATTTCCACCTGATGACGGTAGGCAGTTTCTGTCCTGGTAAAGTCTTTGCCGGATCATCCGATGTTTCAACTACTCGGAAACCTATCGATGCCATCCTTAAAAATCCACGTTCTACCTTACCGGCAATTTTTCGCGCATTTTCGTCTTCCGTGTCGAAAACCGGATCGGCGAGCAACCTACCATTCTCAATTCTTACGTTATCCCAGCGCCCAATCGGAACGCTCCACTCATCGTGATTGTAAAACATCACCGGATTGCGCTTGAACTGCTCGATTTCTGCCCCATCCATCAGAACACGAAAACCGTAGGTATTTACACTTTCGTCACATAAAATGAATGATTCTACTGCCATACAAAATCTTAACTATTTTCCGTGCAAATAAATACCACCCTAATTTCGTATCCAAAAAATATATCCAACCTTACAATAACTATTGTAAAGCTTACTACAAACTAATAAAATGGTTTTGAACGGGTTTATTTTTGTCAAAATTGTACCATGCAAAATCTTACTTCTGATAAAAAACGTGAGTGGGCACAGCTCCTCTATACGAAGGAAAACCTGACGCAGAAGGAAATAGCCGAACGCGTAGGAATTTCTGTGCAGACGATGTCAAAATGGGTCACGAAATTCAAGTGGGATGAGCTTAAGGTTTCGTTGACCATTACCCGTGAAGAACAGCTTAAAAATCTGTACAGGCAACTTGCAGAAATGAACAAAGCCATTTCCGAACGCGACGGAAATAAATACCCCACTGCCGCCGAAGCCGACACGATTACCAAGCTCGCAAATGCTATAGATAAACTCGAAACCGAAACCGGTTTAAATGAGATTTTATCAACGTTTAAGGAGTTTTTAAACTGGCTCAGAAAATTCAACCTCGAGGAGGCACAACGCCTTGTTCCCATTTTCGACGATTTCGTGAAAACTAAATTAAAATAGCGTCATGGTAAAGCGATTGAAAATAGTTGAAAAGGACGCTTTAACCGATTGGGATGAGTTTAGAAGAGGGTTACTCAACGCGGCCACCATTGACGATACGGAAACCATTCCGGAGCAGCGGCAACGTATTGCCCGCCTCGAAGCAGACAATGAAGCCTGGTTTGCCTATTATTTCCCTACCTACTACACCTGCGAGCCCGCACCATTCCACAAAAGAGCGACCAAGAGATTATTCAATCATCGCCGCTGGTACGAGGTGCGCGCATGGAGCCGCGAGCTGGCGAAGTCTTCTCGTTCCATGATGGAAGTTACCAAACTCGCTCTTACAGGACAAATTAAAAATATATTGCTGATTTCCAACTCTCAGGACAACGCCGAGCGTCTGCTTATGCCGATTATGATTTCGTTTGAAAGCAACCTGCGCATTACGCACGATTACGGCGTTCAGCAAAAGCCAGGTTCGTGGGAGGTAGGCGAATTTATTACCTTAAATGGCGTTTCTTTCCGTGCATTGGGCGCGGGGCAAAGCCCTCGAGGTACACGTAACGAAGCAGTCCGCCCCGATTTCATTCTGATAGACGATATCGATACCGACGAGGAAACGCGCAATCCTGATCGCATACAAAAAAAATGGGAGTGGATCGAGCAGGCACTTATTCCTACTGTGAGCGTGTCAGGAAGTTACAGAATATTATTCAACGGTAATGTCATAGCTCGCGACTGTTGTATCACCAGGGCAATGCAAAAGGCAAATTTCGTAGATATTATAAACATAAGAAACGCAGAAGGAAAATCGTCCTGGCCTCAAAAGAATTCCGAAGAGGATATCGACATGATGCTGTCGATGATTTCGACAGCTTCGGCTCAAAAGGAATACTTCAACAATCCGTTATCGGAAGGTGACGTTTTCAAGGAGCTAACGTGGGGCAAATTTCCTCCACTCAACCGTTTTCCTTTTCTGGTTGCCTATGGCGATCCGGCTCCGTCAAACTCGAAAAATGGCAAGGGCTCTTATAAATCGGTGTTTCTTGTCGGTGCCTACGACGGTAAATATTACGTCATTACTGGGTTCCTCGATCATGTTACGAATGAGGAGTTTGTCAATTGGTATTATGCTATCCGCGACTTTGTGGGCGATAAAACAACTGTCTATAATTACGTTGAAAACAACAAGTTGCAAGACCCTTTTTATCAGCAGGTTTTTATTCCGTTGTTTTCAGAGCGCGCGAAAGAAAAAGGATTTGTCGGTATTATTCCGGACGAACGAAATAAGCCGGATAAATTCTCCAGGATAGAAGGGAACCTCGAGCCGCTCAACCGCCTCGGCAAATTGATTCTCAACGAAAATGAGAAAAGCAATCCGCACATGAAACGGCTTGAGGAGCAATTTTTACTTGTTACTCCGAAACTTACTGCCCCAGCCGACGGCCCCGACTGTGTAGAAGGTGCAATCTATATGATCAACGAAAAAATGTCAACATTGTCTGCAGACAGCTATTCAATTGGCAAACTACGCTCAAACTCAAAACGATTTTAATTCAAAAAAAAATATGGCTTTCCTTACATCCGAAGAGCTTAAAACTCACCTGTACGCGGAGAATATAAACATCATTTCCCGCGACGATGAGACGATCCTGCAAGCTGCCATCGATGCAGCCTGTCAGGAGGCGAAAGGTTACCTCGCCGCCTATGATACGGCACAGATTTTCGCAGCTGTTGGTGCAACCCGTAATGCGCTACTACTCATTTTCGTGAAGGATATCGCGGTGTGGCATTTTATTAACCTGTGCAATGCAGGTACTGAATTGCAACTGCGTCAGGACAGATACGATCGTGCGATAGACTGGCTGAAAGCGGTGCAGCGCGGTGATGTTTCGCCAGATTTGCCGAAGATTGTCGAAGATGGCGTGGAGAAAAACGGAATAATAACTTTCGGAAGCAATCCGAAAAAAAATCAACATTTCTGATATGGCAAAGAAACAAAATACAGGCGGCACGGTGATTAATCAGATCATTATTAAGGCCCCGCAACGCAAAACTTCCGACGTGGGAGAATGGCGCAATGCACTCACTTCCGCCGATTCCGGACGCGTGAAACGTCTTTTCGATTTATTCGAAGATTTACTTATCGACAGCTATCTTTCCGACGCTTACGCAAAGCGCCGTGAAGCAGTTACCAACGCCGAAATTACGTTTCAGGACAAGAAAAGACAAGAAGTGCCAGACATGGTAGCAATTGTGGATACGATTGGTTTTGAGGATTTACTCAACCTGATCATGGATGTTCGCTTCTGGGGTCGCTCGGCAATGGAATTCGATTTCACAAACGGCATTTCCCTTTTCGAAATTCCGAAAAAACACATCGATCTCATAAACAAACAGATTCTCAAACAGGACACGGATATGTCCGGCATTCCATACGAGGGAGACGACAATTTACTCGTTCTCGGCAAACCTCGTGATTTCGGGCTTTTCCTCCGTACAGCCCCTTATGTGATCTGGAAACGGGGCGGCTTCGGCGACTGGGCGCAGTGGCTGGAAATATTCGGAATGCCGCAACGCATTGGCAAATACAGTTCTTTTGACCCTAAAAGCCGGCAACAGCTCGAACAGGCGCTCGAAAATGCAGGTTCGGCTCCCTGGTTGGTGATTCCGAAAGAGAGCGATGTGGAAACAGTAAACAATACCGGTTCGGGCAGCTCCGGGACGTCGTTCAACGATTTTCGCAAGGCTTGCAATGAGGAAATCCTTATAACCGTGCTCGGACAAACACTCACTACCATCCAGGGAGACAAAGGGGCACGCTCGTTGGGCGAGGTACACAAGCAGGTCGAAGAAAACAAAAATCGTTCCGACATGCGATTTGTGCAGCGGGTGCTCAATCAGTTTGTGCTTCCGCGTCTCGAAAATCGCGGTTTTCCCGTCAAAGGTGGCCGTTTTGTTTTTCCAAAAGCTGCCGAACAACTTTCTGTAACCGACGTGGTTAGCCTGTCTAAAATTATCGACATTCCGGCAGCCTATCTCCACGATAAATACAGTATCCCTATGCCGAAAGAGGGTGAACTGATTGCCGGAAAATCTGCCAAGCCACAACCTGATCCGAATGCGCCGGAAGAAACTCCGCCTGATGATCAACCCGAGGGGAAAAATCCGCCAAAAAAACCGAAACTTTTCGACCGTTTTTTCGCACTCGCCCCGACGAAGGAGCGGGGCTATAAAACGAACTTCACGACGAGATTAATCGACAGCATCGCGGGGAGGATTAGACTTTCGGATAAATATTCTATTGACGTCAATCGCCTTTTCAACGAAGCCCTGAAAGAAATTTACGGCGGTGCAGACGAGTTGATCAACAAAAACCTGTTCGAAATAACCAATACAGCCCTACAGCGAGGCATAAATCTTGAGTTTGCCGAACCGGAATTCGGAAAGAAAAACGAGGCTTTTATCAACGAATTTCGTCAAAATACAGCCGTTTTTGCAGCTTTCAAAAATCACCAACAGACGCAGGAAATCGTCGACCTGCTGACCGACGAAGACGGAAATCTGCGCTCGTTCTCGCAATTCAAAAAGCTGGCTTTGCAAATCTCGAAAGATTACAACGTGAACTGGCTGCAAACGGAGTACAATACCGCCGTTCGCGCTGCACGAAGTGCGGTAAATTATCGAAAATATCTCGAGACGGAAAAGCTATATCCGAACCTTGAGTATATGCAGACAACCGCTGCACATCCCAGGGCATCGCACCTGGAATATGTCGGCACTATTTTGCCCATTCGCCACCCATGGTGGGATACGCACATGCCTCCCAGCGACTGGAACTGTGCCTGCTCCGTTCGCCCTACCGACGCAGACGTTACGTCCGTACCTGGTGAGGAATTTGTTTCTCCGGTTTTTAGTAACAACCCAGGCAAAACGGCCGAATTCGTCAATCTCGATGAACATCCTTATATAAAAGGGGTATGCCCCTATTTTGCCACCTGCCGGCGACGTACCGGACAAATTCCTTTCCGCCTTGCCGATAACAACAGCGATGAAAACCCACCCATCATTCCGCAATGCCGGATATGCGAACTGGCAACTGCCTATGCTCAAAATCTGAAACGAATAGAGGAAAATAAAAAGCGATATAACGCTTTTGGATCGGAATGGAAAAAAGAGTTTTTCGTTGTAGAAAATGGTGGCTATTTGGTCATTAATAAACAAAGAATAAAGCATTCATTAATGAACAAACAGGAAAAAACAAAATTTCGCAAGGAACTTAAAATGGCTCAAGTATTCGCAAAATCGGGATTTGCCGTTGAAATGTTGGAGGAAGTTTCTCGCATCCCGTCTCCGGATGCTTTGATTAATGGTATTTTGGCCGATTTAAAAAAAACAAAAAGCCATAACAATATCATAAACTACGCAAAAAATGATGTAAAGAATAAAAAGGCTAAAATTTTCTTTTATGAATTTGAGAAAGAAAATAAAAATATTTACCTCGAACTTCAGTACATGTATAAAAAATACCGTATTAAAGCCTATTTTTACTTTACAGGTAAAGAAGATGTGATCTATCAGAATTTTTAAAATAGGACGCCCCGGATAAAATCCGGGGCGAACATCTGGTACGACTGCGCCGAAGCGGAGACATACCTAATTTTGAAGCAAATATATGATACATTTTTTTAAAATTCAAATTTTTCATCAAAATAATCACAGTCATGGACATAAAAGAATTTAACCGTCGCTTCCCGGCAAAAATGGACGAAATCAAGCGTTTCGTCAACGGGGACGAAATAAAGGACATTATTGGCGTCGAGGCGGTAAATCATTACAAGGAATCGTTTCAGAACGAAGGATTTACGGACGAAACACTGAACCCCTGGAAAGACGTACAGCGTCGAAACCCGGCAAGTCCGTGGTATGGTCATAGCGGGCAGACTGGCAAGTTTTCGCAGGCCCGCACATCTGCAAAAATCTTGTCCGGAGAAACACGCGAGCTACAGAACGCAATTACCTATCGTCGAATAGCCGGTGGCGTTCGTGTGTCGAACGATAAACCTTATGCCGCAGTACACAACTACGGTGGACGGGCAAAAATTTATGGGAAAAAGGAATTTCAAATGCCGCAGCGCCGGTTTATCGGAAAATCTGCAGTAATGGTATCCAAAATTAACGAAAAAATAAAACGTGAATTCAAACGTATTTTAACTAACGATTAAATAACACTTCAACAGTTATGAAAACAATTTACACCGCCGTCATGGCACGGCTCAAGGACAAAGTTCCGGCGCTCCGCTGGATCGACCTCGATACCGGACAACTCGAAGCTGGCGATCGTCCCCCGGTAGCCTTCCCGTGTGCACTTATTTCGATTTCGATTGCTTCTGCCAGAGACGTTACCGACACCATCCAGGAATGTTCCGCACGTGTTCGAGTTCGCATGGCGTTCGACCAACCCGCAAAAACCGATTCAGCAACTCCGGCTGCTGTGTTGCAACAGTCGCTCAATCCGTACGACGTTATTGCCGACGTTTATGCAGCGCTGCAGGGTTTCTATACTGCAAATTTCGACAGCCTTTCCCGTGCGCGTCAGGATCGTGAAACGTCCCGAAACGGCCTTTTCGTTTACTCACTCGAATTTATAACTACTTTCACGGATGAAACGGCTACTATATAGCTTATTAAACTACTCCTTTTCAATTTTCGATAGCTCCTTTGCGGCGGGTAACCCCATCCATTTGTCGTATGTGGATTTTGAAATGTTGAACTCATCACGAATATAACGGCGATAAATTTCCGAAAGCGGCAGCCCTGGATGCGCATCCTGTATTCTACGTACAATAATTTGGGCTTTTAGCACCCTCCTTAAATAGTGCCTCCTGTTATACATCTCATACAAAATTAAAAAATAAATTCCTGAAACAGAAATTTATTTTTCAACTATTTACCATGCCATTTTTAAAGGTAAACTTTTCAAACAAAATATCTTTTGGCCTTATATGCTTGCGTATAGTATAATTGTTTTATTCATACCGAAACTTTGTAAAGTGTATGATAGCCATCGGACATGATAAATCATATTTCTCAAAC